TCGCTTGGGGGGTCTTCAGTGAGGATCCGGTAATGATGCAGAAGATTGAGCTTTTCTTTCATCATTTTGGCTCACTGCCAATATGGTTTCAAACTTTGTGGATTACCGTGGTAGCGAGCATTTTTGGAATAAAGGGTACACAGGTGTTTAGAAATGGTGGACCTAAGAAGAAATAGTATTGCTTTTTATGGATAATTATACTAACAATCAGACAAGGAGACAAACATGAGAAACGATTTCGGAACAAGACCTTATAAATCCAGATTCCCTTATAAAGCTGGTTCTAAAAAAACTGGTAGTAAGAAACAAGGCTACAAAGCTAGAGAAGATGAATCTTTAGGAATGCGTACTGGAAAAGAATCCACTAAGAAACAATCTATGAAAGATCGTAGAGATGAATCTTATGGCAAATGGGGCAAAAGAAAATCAGGTAAAGTTAACAAATAGGAATTTATTATGGGCGTAGTAGGAGCAGCATTAAGAGGTTTCGGTAGAGCTCTTAAAAAAGGTAAACATCTTAGATCCAGTAAAACAGGTGCAATCAAATCTGTTAAACCTGGTGTGGGTGGATTAAAAGCATCACGTGAGGCATTTGAAAGTGTACAAAAATCTTCAGCTGAAGGGGTGAGAAAATTTGGTAGACCTCATACAACTAAAGTTATTTCTGAACAAGGAGTTAAAAAAGGTTTCCCAGGGATCACTAAAGACGCAGGCGATCTTGAAAGAAAAAGAAAAAAACTAATTAAAGCTCATCCTGAGTTGAAGCAAAAATTAAAAAAAGTAAAATTGGATTAAAATAATGGGCGATATAGCATTAAGAGGAAATAAACTTACAAAAGGAAGAGGACCACATGGTCATGGTCCTAAACCATTTTTAAATAGACCTGGCCAAGCTCAAGGAACGCATGGCGGAAAAGCTAAAGGCGGAAGAATTGGAAAATTTGGTGGTGGACGTACGAACCTATTAGAAGAACTAGGTCGTGTTGAAGCTGAACGATCAAATCCAAATCGTAGAGCTGAAATATCCAGGGTTCATGGAGAATTGAATCGTGGTTATGCCAAAGGTGGAAGAATAGGCCTTAAACATGGTGGCAAACCATGGGGCACTGGACCTAAACCAGGAACACATGCATTTTTGGAACACCATCTTCATAAACCTAGAAAAGGTAAAGCTGTTGGTGGTGCTGTTAAAATTGGAAAGAAATTTTTAAAATTTATCAAAACAGGAAAGGATGAAATGACACCTGGGGTTAAAGTTAATGTTGCGAAAGCAGCAGAACGTTTAACAGGAAAACCTCATGTAGATCATGGAAAAAGAAAAAGAATTAAACATTTAGGAAGAGGTAAAGCCGAAGGCGGAAGAATAGGAAAAGCTGTAGGAGGAGGACTTACCAGAAGAAAATGGATGGATCCTCTAGAACAAATAGGAGGTAGCCCAAAAGGAAAACCTCATTCTACAAAAGAAGGAAGAATAGCTTCAGGAACACGACGCCTTCAAAGAATGAGACAAAAAGCGTTGAACGATTATCATGACATAACGTGGGCAGGCCCAAATCGTGAAAAAGGAAAACCTCATTCTAGTCAAGAAGGACAAATAGCTACAGGTAGACGAAATTTTAAAAGATTCTTACAATCACGAGTTTCCAAAAGAAAAGCTGGTCCGGGAGCTCCATCAAGACCAGGACCATATATACCTGATCCTCGACGTAAGCTTCCTAAGCCTGGTGAACGAAAGACTGTACCTGATCCTCGACGTAAGCCTGGTGAAAAAAAGGAATACCAACCAGCAGCTAAAGGCGGAAGAATGGGATTTAAAAAAGGAACTGACAAGAAATGGATGCAAAAAGTCAGTGCTTCAATTAAAAAAAGAGGAACTAAAGGAAAATGTACACCGATTACAAAACCAGGATGTACAGGTCGAGCTAAAGCATTAGCTAAAACATTCAAGAAAATAGCTGCAAAAAATAAGAAAGCCTAATGGCGACACGAAATAAAACAAAATTTAAAAACAACTGGTTTACAAAACTAAAAAAACCTAGTGGTGTAAGTGAACCTTATAATGGTTCTTATGTCTCTGGAAAATTAGGTGGAGTAAAGGTTGGAAATGAAAGTTTAAAGAGATATTATAATAAAATAATTAATGGATCTGGAAAACATAGTATATAAACTTCGTCGAGCTTTAGAGCGACGCGTGCAAGCCTTATCAGTATCTATCACTTCTGGTGGGGTTGACAACATGGAGACTTATAAGTATATAATAGGTCAAATTAATGCACTGGAATCAGTGCGACAGGAAATCTCTAACCTGCTTGATGAAAAGGAGCCAAAAAATGCCAGAGTCCACATCGTTGACATCCCAAAAGGAAACTCAACAACCAAACCAAAAGATTAAGCTCCCTAATAAAACATTAGTAGGAGTAAGGCCCTCAAAGCCTAAAGAAGTCACTCGAGATTCTAAAAAATTACCTCAACCTACGGGTTGGAGAATGATAGTTCTTCCATTCAAAATGGATGAGAAGACACAAGGGGGAGTGCTAATAACGGACAGCGCTTTGGAACGTCAACAAGTGGCGTCACAATGTGGGTTAGTTTTAGCAATGGGATCACAATGTTATAAGGATAAAGAGAGATATCCGAATGGTCCATGGTGCAAGGTCAACGATTGGGTTGTCTTTGCAAGGTACGCGGGATCGCGTATTCAAATTGAAGGTGGGGAGATTCGTCTTCTTAATGATGACGAAATTTTAGCAACCGTGCAAGATCCTAAGGATATCTTGCATGCATTTTAACATAGGAGGAAACTATGCCCACAGAGAGCACTAATGAAAAACCATTAGAAAAGGAACAGAAAACTGTTCCTCTTGATACATCTGGACCTGGAGCGGAAGTCATCGTTCCTGATGAAAAGGATGAATCGGAAGTAGAAACCAAGGACAAAGAACCAACCGTAACCTATACAGAACCAGAAAAGACGGAACAAGAACCAAAGGAAGAAGAAACAATTAAAGAGATTAAGAAGGAACAAAAACAAGAAGACTCTAAACTCGAAGAGTATAGCAAAGGAGTACAAGGACGTATTGCTAAGCTTACTCGAAAAATGCGGGAAGCAGAACGCCAAAGGGATTCTGCAACTGAATATGCAAGAGCTTTGGAAAATCAAAGACAAGATGATCAGAGACAGTTTAACAAATTAGATACTGATTATTGGAAACGATTTGAGACGAATGTCAAAACTGGCATGGATTCGGCGCAACGAGAATTGGCCGGAGCCATTGAAGCTGGGGATGCAAAAGCTCAAGTCGAGGCAAACAAAAGGATTGCTACATTAGCGTTTGAGAATGCGAAAATGGAGCAAGCCAAAGAAGGTAGAGAAGACGTCAAACTATCTGACGGTGGTAAATTACCAATACAAACTCCAAGAGAATTACCCTATCAACAACCAGCTGATCCTAAAGCGGAAACTTGGGCAGGAAAGAATAGATGGTTCGGTCAAGACCGAGCTATGACGTTCACTGCGTTTGAAATCCATAAGGATCTTGTTGAAAAGGAAGGATTTGATCCTAAATCGGACGAGTATTATGAAGAGGTTAATAAAAGAATACGTGTTGACTTTCCTCATAAGTTTGGTACAAGTGATAACATACAAACGACTAGGCCCGTTCAGTCGGTGGCTTCTGCAAATAGAAGCGTAAAACCTGGTCGCCAAACTGTGAAACTCACACCTTCACAAGTCGCTATCGCGAAAAAATTAGGTGTGCCACTCGAAGACTACGCAAAACAACTAAAACTCACGAAGGAGGTATAGCGTATGAACAAAGAAACGAAAACAACTTCTCGTGCGAACCAAACACGGTCAAAGACTGAGAGACCAAAAGTGTGGGTTCCTCCATCTTCTCTAGATGCACCCCCTGCGCCTGATGGATTCAGGTACAGATGGATCAGAGCAGAATCTCTTGGATTCGACGATTCTAAGAATATTCAAGGCAGATTAAGATCTGGTTATGAATTAGTTAGAGCCGAAGAAGTCGAGAACTCTTCTGATTACCCAGTATTAGATACTGGAAAATACAAGGGGGTAATTGGGGTTGGTGGCCTTTTGCTTGCAAAGGTACCTGACGAGATCGCAGCTGCACGTACCGCGTACATTAAAAAACGTACAGATGGTATGAATGAAGCAGTAGATCACGATCTAATGAGGGAGCAGCATAAGAGTATGCCGATCAATGTTGATCGACAATCTCGTGTAACCTTCGGTGGTACAAAGAAAAATTAATTTTCTCGGGATAACAACCAATTCCCTATCACTGAATAAATTAACCGTTTACAGGTAAAACTGTGAACATAGGAGACGACAAACTATGGCTAATACAAGTACAACAGGATACGGTCTTAGAGCTATTGAAACGTTAGGTAATACACCTGCGACTCAAGGGCAATCTAAATACCCTATCGTGTCAGGTTTGGGCGTGCGAATACTTAAGAACGAACCGGTTGGACCTCAACATACGGATGGCGACGATGGATATTTCCAAAGTTTAGCGCCAGCTACTATGGATGATGGAAAAACTGGTGGAGCTGGCTGGGATGCTGATGCTTTAACTCCGTATCTTTGTGCTGGAGTTTCCAACGGCGTATTTTACGTTGATGGAACTAGCAAAAAGCCTACGTGGGCTAATTCAGTAGCAGCAAGTCAAACATTCGCAACTAACCCAAATACAGGTAACAGCGATGGAGTCGTATTCGTTAATGATTATCCCTTTCAAGAGTATATGGTAAGATCGGATGCAACTATGACAAGCGTTGCTACGTTCGTGTCTGACTGTTACGTAGTAAGAATGAACATAAATAATGGTGGTTCTGGCTACGAAGGTCAGTCAACAGATACTCTGAATTATTCAACAACAACAAACAATGGCTATCTGTGGACTATTGTCCGTTCTGGAGAAGTTCCAGATCAGGAAGATGTAGCTGCAGCTGGTTGTGATGTCGTTGTTGTAATGAGTCAATTGGGTAATCAATTTGTGGCAACAGGAGTATAAGGAGAATAAAACATGGCAATATCACGAGCGCAGTTAGTTAAAGAGCTTGAACCAGGTTTGAATGCCTTATTCGGACTGGAATACAAGCGATACGAAAACCAACACGCTGAAATCTACAATATAGAATCTTCTGACAGAGCTTTCGAAGAGGAAGTTATGTTATCAGGATTCGGAAACGCACAAGTAAAGGGTGAAGGCCAAGGCATTGCATTTGATGATGCACAAGAAACCTTCACAGCTCGTTACACTCATGAAACGATCGCACTTGCTTTCGCAATAACAGAAGAAGCTATCGAAGATAACCTCTACGACAGACTTGCTTCTCGTTATACAAAAGCTCTTGCTCGTTCTATGGCGAACTCTAAACAAGTTAAAGCAGCTTCCCCATTAATCAATGGCCTTCCAACTACGGATGGTTTTGATTCTGGTGATGGTGTTTCTCTGTTTAATACGTCGCACACTACATTAAGTGGCTCATTTGCGAACACATTGGCAACGCAAGCTGACTTAAATGAAACTTCATTAGAACAATCTCTAATCGATATTGGAGAAATGACTGATGAACGTGGACTTTTAATTGCAGCTAAAGGCGTTAAAATGATTGTTCCACCTGAAAACCAATTTAATGCAGAGAGATTGATGAAATCTCAAGGTAGAACTGGAACAGCTGACAATGATATCAATGCAGTAAACAGTATGGGAATGATTCCTCAAGGATACAGAGTGAACAATTACCTAACTGATGCTGACTCTTGGTACATTATTACTGACGTACCTAACGGAATGAAAATGTTCGTTAGAACTCCATTGAATACAGCAATGGAAGGCGATTTCGATACTGGAAACGTTAGATACAAAGCTAGAGAAAGATACTCATTTGGAGTATCCGACCCTAGAGGTATCTTTGGCGTTGAAGGTGCGTAATTAAATTAAGAAATGAGGCCGCCTTAAAACGGCCTCATTTCGACTATAAAGTAAGAAATACACTATGAAAAACTTCCGCGTACAGATTCGATACCATGGCTATTATGCTGACTTTAATGTTAGTTGTAAGGACACAGCTGAAGGTATTGAAAAATCAATCCTTGACAAACTAGGAAAAAATGAGGTAAAGTTCGAATCTGATGGATTTACTACTAAACGTGGTAAATGGATAACTTATGAGGAGGTTATCAATGACCGAAGACCTATACAATACGAAACGGTCCTTGGAACTAGAGTGGCAACAAGAGCATCTGAAGGACGGGAAGCATAATATC